ATAAAATACTTATCTTTACATCCGTAATATAGATGTTTACGGTTCATTTATTTTATTTAATTGATTGATGGTTATGAAGCTCTGAATTAAAAACTCAGGGCTTTGTTTTTTTAAAGAGATAGCATGGCAGTATTTGATGGACAGTATAAAAAGGTATTAGAAGAGATTTATTATGGAGGGTATAAGTATCAGGATCCTAATAGAGAAGGAGTAGAAAGGATAGAGATATCTATGATCAATTTATATTGCAGACCTAGTGTTGGGTTTCCTGCGTTAACTACTAAAGAGGTTTATTTTAAAGGAGCAATTGCTGAGTTGATATTCTTTATGTCTGGTTCTACTGATATAAGGAAACTTTGGGAAATGGGTGTTAGATTCTGGGATAAGGATTGGGCACACTACCATAACTATTCAGAGTCTGCAGCAAATTATTTATATGAAGGTTGGAAATCAAATAAGGAAGACTACAAGGATGCATCTGTATCAAAAGTTTATGACATGGGTAAGATCTATTCTCATCAGTGGAGAAACGCCAATGGAGTTGATCAGTTATATAAGCTTGTTTCTTCCATGATTAATACACCTATGTCAACATCATTAATCGTTAACTCTTGGAATCCTGCAGATTTACCTAAGATGTGTTTGCCTCCGTGTCATTATTCATTCCAGGTAATATGTCAACCATATGATGATACTTATAAGTTCAATCTTGTATGGAGTCAAAGGTCTACAGATTTTTTCTTAGGAACTCCAGTTAACATAATGTTCTATGCTGCACTAGCACAAGTACTGGAAATAATGACAGGTTATAAATGTAGCGCAGTAATAGGAGAGTTAAAGAATGTCCATATATATGATAACCAAAACGGTGTTGCTAAAGAGTTAATGTCTAGAGATCCTGAATTACATGGAGAGAGTAAACTTATAATAGATAAATCTAAGTTTAAACTTTTTTTAGATAATCCTTCAGCTTTAAACTTTAATAGTGTAATAAATTCACTATCTTTACAGGACTTTAGTTTGGTTGGCTATAACAGTTATCCAAAGTTGAAAGTAGAAATGTTAAGTTATAATAAAAAACAAGAATCATGAGTACAGCATTTAAGAGCCTAAAAGGACGAAGAGTATTGGTTAATCAACCAGAGATGAAAGAATCAGCTATCCAATTGAGTGAAGCAGATAAAGCACACATTGAACAAGAGTCAATGAAACAGTGGACACGTTTAGAAGTGTATGCAGTTGGTGATGATGTTACTAGTGTAGCAGCAGGTGATTCAGTTTATATTTCAGTTAATGCAATTAAAGGTGCAGAAGTTATTGAAGTAGAGAAAAGTATTAAGCTTATGCTTAGTGAATATGACATTGCAATTGTTTGGTAAGATGGCTGAATTAGTTTGTGATGAATATAAAAGGATGGTAGGAAAACCTGAGACATCTACTACATATAAAAAGAGTTTGAAAATTATGGCTGAGATTGCTGCAAATAAAAGTCAAGAAATGTATAAAGATTATATCAGGAAAACTGAACCAAGTCCTTATGTAGGAGTAGATCCTTTTGCTGGTCAAAAACCTAAAGCGGTTACAGTACCAGATTGTACTGCTAAAGCTTCTCCACTAAGACCAGCTCACTATGGTTGTGATGGAAATGTATATGAAGTATTCAACGTACTTGAAGCATGGGGATTAGATAAAGACTTTTACTTAGGTAATGTAATTAAGTATATTGTAAGAGCAGGTAAAAAAGATTCTTCTAAGGAGTTAGAGGATCTGGAAAAAGCAGAAGTGTATTTAAAAAGAAGAATTGCTGAACTGAAAAAATGAAATGTTTGTTGCTTGTATTATTATTGTATTCATGTGCTCCTCATATAGTTGGTCCTAACTATAATCAAGGTAGGACTCACAATTCTGATCTAGGTAATAGAGAAAGAACTGTAATGGCTGAGGATGGTAGAATGAAAAATGCAATGATAAAAAATAGACAACAGGCAAGACGTGGTTTAGTTAAAACAAAAAAAGTTAGAAAAAAGAGAGGTAGAAGGTTTATTAATTAAAATATTATACCTAATATTGCATACCTTTTTTGTTCTCAGTTTTTCGCTGGCTGAAGATTTCCCAATAAGTTAATTCTTATTGGGATTTTTTATTTATATTTGCACTGTATCATGCAACATTTACTAGATGAGTTAGGTAAGAAAATCCCGGATTAATAGTCTGGGATTTTGTTTTTATATTATTATTGTGTATATTATATTATATAAATAAATGTAAAGATAAAGTCATGGATATTTTAAATATTATTTCTTGGGTAAAAGGTAAACGTCAAGTAACCTTAGTAGATCCAACTAAATCTCTTATACCAATAGGACTAAAAGATGACCGTAGAGATGATGGTTACTTAACAGGTGTAATTTCTGTTGAAGATTTGTTAGCTTCAACACCTGCTCCACCTTCATTATTTGCTGTTAATGGTAATTCAATCTATACCTTGACTCCACCAGCTGCTCTACTTGATAATAGATATAATATTGCATTTGGTCAACAAGCCGGTACTTATAGTTCAATATCTTGTGTTTCGTTAGGAGAACTTGCAGGAGAAGGTTCTAATAATGCAGTTGTTTCTAATTTCATTGGTCAACAAGCAGGAAGAAGTGCTTATGGTTCAAATGCTTGTAACTTTATTGGTAAAAGCGCAGGAGAAACTGCAGGTGGTGCAATTCATTGTAACTTTATAGGATTTGAAGCAGGTGCTAGAACCACTAATATACAGTATTCAAATTTTATTGGGCTAGATGCTGGTGCAAATGTAACTAGTGCAAATGATTCTAATTTTTTAGGAAGGTATGCAGGATTAAATGCAACTAATGCAGCTGAATCAAATTTTTTAGGATACAATGCTGGTAGAGGAGCCACTAATGCAAATGATTCTAATTTTTTAGGTAAAGATTCAGGGTATAATGCAACATCTGCAAACTATTCTAATTTCTTTGGGCAATCTGCTGGACAAAATGCAACTAATGCATATCAAGGTAATTTCTTAGGACCCAATGCAGGATATGAAGCAACTAATGCTAATACATCTAATTTTATAGGAGCAGCTGCTGGTTATCAAGCAACCAATGCGGTTAGATGTAATTTTATTGGTTTAGAGGCAGGGTTTCAATCTACTAATGCTACTGATTCAAATTTTATTGGTAATCATGCTGGTTACCAAAGTTCAGTTAGCCGTTCTAATTTCTTTGGTCAAGAAGCAGGAATGAATTCTACAGGTAATAATGTTAATGCTTTTGGCTATCAAGCACATAAAGCTGGAACACTATCAGGACAAACAGTATTTGCTAATGCAACTTTACCCTCTTATGTAGATAGAACAGCAGCAACTACAGCTATCAATGTTCCAAATGGAGCTATATCTGGAAATACATACTTATACTATAATCAAACAACTTTTGCCATAGAGGCAGTAAGACTTTAATAAATAAAAACATATTATGAAAATCACATTTGACACAGCAAAAGAAATAGTAGTAGTTCAAGAATTAAAAAGAACTATTGAAGAATTAACAATTGATGAGATTGTAGATAACAACTCTAGAAAAGAAGTAAAAGCATATACTAAAGAACTAGGTATTTTAGTACTATGGACTGGAGATGCATATGATGCAATTGGTGAATGGACTGATGCAGATGTAGTTGCAAGAGTAAAAGAACTTTATAAATAAATTTAATTAAAATACCACAGATAAAATAAGTCTGTGGTATTTAAATATATATGCATTATGGATGTTTTAAATTTTATAAGCTGGATTAAAAGAAAGGATTACAGAGCGACTGTACCTGCAAATGCGGTAACCGTTGTTGGTGTACCAGATTTATCAAGAGATGATAAATTCTTATCAGTTGTAGTACCAATATCTGCATTTGGAAGCATTGTTCCCCTTGCAACAACAACTACACCTGGAACAATTATAGTAGGTCCTGGATTAACTATTAATAACTTAGGGGTATTATCTGTAATACCAGTACCTATAGTTGATGAAGTTATAAACTTTAATCAATTGACTCCAACAACACCAGGTGTAATTTTTACTCCAAATACTCCAGCATTAACAAATGTATTATATGTATCAACAGTAGATACATCAACATGGATATGGAATGGAACAAGTTATCAAACAATATCTATTGCTAATAATACAGAATGGAATTTTTTAGGTACATCAATTGATGCTGGAGGTAATAAAACATTACCAATATCAAGAGATGAAGCTATACATACTCTTATTGCTGATTCATATTTCTTTGAAGTTAGAGTAGGTAGAGGTAATGGTAATCAAATATCTAATACTGTTGTAGGAAATAATGCTGGAGATTTAAATACTATAGGAACATTTAATTCATTCTTTGGATATGATTCTGGATCTGTAAATACAATTGGTGAGTCTAATGCCTTCTTTGGTTATACATCAGGAAAGTTAAATTCATCTGGTAATAGTAATTCATTTTTTGGTGATAGATCAGGTTATAATAATACTACAGCAAATGATAATACATTTATAGGTAGAGTAGCAGGATTTACAAATTCAATTGGTAGTTTTAATACCTTTACTGGTTCTAATGCTGGATATT